GTTTTTGAACTATTACATACTGTGAGAAGTCACCGAGAATAAGTTCACTAGCATTTACCGAGTTCTTAATCATATAAGGTATACCAAAGAGTGTCTTATTTGTTAAGTCAATCTCGTTATACTTTAATGTGCTAAGAGCAAGAATATCAGTAAAGACATCATGGGACATAACCCAAGCAGAACGAGAGGTATTGTCATAATCAAATGAACCCATCATAGAAATAAGATGGTTACGATTAAGCGGTGCGGAGCCTGTTACCGTGATAGTTGCATTTGAACCACTAACAACTATACCATTTAACGTGGTTCCATCACCATAGATAATATTTCTATCAACAAAATAATTTACTGATTCCGTAGCAGTTTCACCGAGATACGAAACCAAATATGTTGCATCAGCCAACATCGCATTGGTAGCGGGAATTTCTACGACAAGTTTATTCAACGTTAGGGTTTTTTGGTCAAAATGCGGCATACTTTCACGAGTTGTGGAATTACCGTCGGGTGTGAAAAGATGCGCTATGACACCACCATCAACGCCAGAGAGTGCTGATCTCACGGTTTCTTTACTACGAATAATCAAAGCACCGTTGGCTTGTGGAATAGGGGAAATGTCACGAATGGAGCATAAATTATATATGCTATTTTCCATGAAATTATTAGAGAATATTTCAGGGAGGATAGCTTGGGTAACGAGCGCACCACCATCACCGGTTGAAGCCTCGTTTACACCCTTTTGGGAAATTAAATTTTTAATCTGATTAGCAATTTGTTCTTTAGTTTTTGGATTCATGTTTTCTTCCTGTTATGTAGGTTCAAAATGAAAAGTGTGGGCCTTTCACCCACTTGCCGTCGGAGATAAACGGTATTGATAGTAATCTCTATATTAATCTTAGTTAGCTCTACTAACGAACGGAGCTATGTAACGACCTGAAGGTAGCAACACCTTACTCTTCACCAACGGAGCACCACCCCAACGAACAACGAAACGATATGCGTTGGTTAAGCTATTGAAAGCTAAATGGATGGACATATCAGCACGAGGCTCAAGACCATTTCCTTTAGTAACAATACCATACTTGTTAAAGTTTCCGAACAGCAACGAACTAGCGGTGTCAGTTGCACCAACAACATCAGACACAATTATCGGACGACCGAACAGAAGTGCGGTTTGTGGCTGTGTCACATCTCTTGTGAAGATTGGATAAGCACCAACAGTAGCGGACTGTGAAATATGCTCAATAGCAGCAGCATTATCCCTTGACATTACCCATACAGCATCACCCGGTTTATCACAAGAATAGTACATATTTTTAAGTTGCTGAATGCTAGGCGATCCAGAAGTAGTAGTAACAGTTGTGCAACTTGCGTGTCCGATTACACCAGTAGCGATAGAAAGTGGATTTGTGAGGATTTCACTATCCATATAGAAAGCAAGCGATCTACCAACCTGATCAGACACAATATTCTGAATGTTTGAAACATCCTGCAACATAGCATCACTGATATAAACGAGTGAAGCCATCTGGTGCATCTTTATTTCAACCTGACCGAAGCGCGGCTGTGAGCTTGTGACACTATTACCCTCGTCAACAGAATACCATTTGACACCTGCATTAACATCAGAACCACCAACACCAGAAAGTGTTGAGCGCACAGTTTCAGCCATATTAGGAACAAGAACACCGTTTGCCATTTCACCTGCAACTATTTGGCGGCAGAGAGGAGCAATCTGAGCGGACTGAGCAAAAACCGAGTTAATCTCATTCTGCATTTCAGAGTAAACCAAATATCCACCTTCACCAGCCGTTCCCTCATTAACACCCTTAGTTTCAAGCAAACAAGGAGCTATAACATGCTTCACTTCAGCATCACGAACAGCTCTAAGGAACTCAGCAGTAGTAGGAGGCTTAATAGCAGCAGCCTTAGCCGAAAACGACTTCACTTCACCAAAATCAGCAACATCACCAGCGGGTTTGTTAGCCTTTTCGAGCTGTTTAGCAACCAAATCAGCAATCGTTTTCTCATCAATTGCCTTCTCAATCACAACTTCAGCGACTTCAACAGCCTTACCAGCCGATGTCATCTCGTTAGCAGTGGCATTATCACAATCCACAATATCACCCTTCTTCATATTCAAATAATCTGTAGAAAACTTAATTTTCATAATTTTCATCCTTTTAGAATTTTGTTAAAACATATTTTGTAAACAACTTACTGTTAGATTCCACTTCTATTCCAATAAGGTTATAGATTGTTGGTTATCCTAAATTACTATACAATTTTTATATTCAAACTTTATATTTTTTTATTGACATAATTATTGATTTTTAGTAGTGTGTAGACTAAATATTATTAGTGGGGTGAATTATGAGTGCTGGTATTTATAGCATATGTAATACGGTGAACGGAAAAATATACATCGGACAGAGTTACGATGTTGAAAGAAGATTGAGATCACATTTTAAAGATTTAGAGAAAAATAAGCATATTAATAGACATCTACAGGCTGCATTCAACAAATACGGCAAGAGTGTGTTTATATATACACAGTTATTAGATATGGATAATTGTAATTGTTTTAACATTCAAGATGAAGTTTTGAATTATTATGAGAAATATTATATAAAGTATTTCAATACAATAAACGGAAAATATGGATATAATAAACAAGACGGTGGACATAATGGTAGACCATCAGATGAAACTAGACAAAAAATGAGTGATATGTCATTTAAAAAGGGTGTTATACAATTAGATAGACTCACAGGTAAGATATTAAATATTTTTAAATCAACTCGTGATGTAAAAAGATTGCTTGGTGTTAGTGTATCACATATTTGTAAACGAGGTGTAGTTAAACATAAATCTGCTGGTGGTTACATGTGGAAGCATGTTGATGATACAAATAAACACCTGAAAATTGGAGATTTTATAGAAATAGAACCATATAATGCCGATACTCTCTACGGTAGAAAAAAAGTTCTACAGTTAGATAAATCTACAGGTAAAATATTAAACATTTTTAAATCTCGTTATGATGTTGAAAAGATAATGGGTTATAAGCTTAATCTAAAAAAATGTCAACATTCTTCACATAGTTATAAGTGGAAATATGTTGATGATACCAATAAGCACCTAAAAATTGGAGATTTTATAGATATTGAACCGTATGATATTAATAAAATGTTCGGTAGAAAGAAAATAATACAAATAAACATAACTAATAGAACTATTATGGGTATATATACATCATTAAGTGAAGCTAGTTATAAAACAAAAACTAATAGATTATCCATAACACAAAATCTCATTCAAAAAAGTAAATCAGCAGGTGGTTACATGTGGAAATATGTTGATGATACCAATAAGCACCTAAAAATTGGAGATTTTATAGATATTGAACAATATTCAAAAAAAACAACAGGGAAAATAGTCCATCAAATAAATAAAGATAATAGAATTATATTAAACAAATTCCCATCTGCTATGGAAGCTGGTCGTATTTTAAATGTAAACCCTCATAATATACAATCTTGTTGTATTAATATACGTAAATCGGCTGGTGGTTACATGTGGAAATATGTTGATGATACCAATAAACACCTAAAAATCGGGGATTTTATAGATATTGAACAATATAAACCACAAAAGCGTGGTAAAAATATAATACAATTAGATAAAAAGACAAATAATGTATTAAAAACATTTGAATCTTTACACCAAGCAGCAAACGAAACTAATACACAGATATGTAGTATATCCCTATGCTGCAATGGAAAACTCAAATCCGCCGGTGGCTACATTTGGAAGTTCACGAATTAATATAATCTACCGAACTTTTTATTAATAGCTCTCTGAACTATTTCACTAACTATTTTTTCATTATCAGCACGTTTAATAACATTAAAATAACGTTTTTCAACAGGTTTCTCAACGATTTGAACATCTTTTTGAATATCAACTTCATTTTCAACAGGTTTGAAATTTTTCACAGTACATTCAGGATTTGCTGGAATACCTACTAGTGAAAATTCATAAACTTTCGCACTGGTTATGATACGTTTGCAAATCTTTGAATCTATTTTAAGTGTTTTGCAGAGCGTTTCAAAATTTTTATCGTAGGGTGTTACAACAGATGTAGGTACGAAACCTATTGACACACCTTTCAAAACCCCACTTTTAACCAATTCAAAACATTCTTTTGTTGCTTCAGTATTAGCATCAAGATAGACTTTAGCTACAACTTTATCTTCGTATACAGTTATTTCATCACAGCGACCAACAGGTAAAGTATAATTATGATCTCTAAACACACTCGGTATGTTTTTAAAATCGCTGAAATCTAAACCTGATGGAACTACGGAATCTGCGCTGCGGTCAATATTAATAGTTGAAATAACACATTCAAAGCTTTTATTAACCTCATCTATAGTTGATAAAGAATTATTTATAAACTCTTTTCTATAGTAAGATTTTGTATCATCTATCTCAAACTTTTGCTTGAATCTATCATTTATAAATCCGAGAATACTATCAGCCTTTAATTGATTTTTCATTATTCTTTTTCCTCGTTGGATTGTTGTTCGTTATCAGATTGCATTGAATCATTAGAATCTTGTTTAGGGTTTTTCGGTTGGGTTGGTTGATTACTATCAGGTAGCGGTGGTAATCCACGTTTGGCACGAACCTCCGACACGCTGAGAACCTGCAACTCTAAATCCTGTTTCTCAGCGGCCATACCTAATACTGTGGCATTCGGATCAGGTGGTGTAAAGTTGATATAGATGTTTTTATCAAAGAATTTATGTAACAAATTGTAATTTAATTTGTCTTCTAGCAGATTCAAAAGTGGTTCAAGAGTGTACACATAATACTGTTGAATAGCTGTTTCGGAACTAGCTCTATTACTATCATCAGACGCAATAAGGTCAATAGGCACACCGAAAGAGGCACAAATAGCTGATCTCAAATACTTTTTACCATCAGCGAAACCCATATCTTTAGGAATCATTGAAATTTGCTTAACGTCAAAGTCAGAATCAAATACTTTAGTCTTGCCAGCGTTGCGATAGCCAGACATTTCAGAATCCCACATACGTTGAAGTTCATTACGAGTTTCTGGGTCTAATCTACCATTATATTTTACTATAGAAGCTGGTACTCCATAATTCTCTGCGTTCGCTCTTTCATAATCCAGTATCGCGTTCATAAGCACAACTTCATCAAGAACATGTTCCAGTGGAGAAACACCATACAACCCTACAGACGGTGGAATCTTGACATTATTGTGTGTAAATGCACCCAACATAGGGGTTTTCAAATGTAGAATGTCACCTAAAGAATACTTTTTAATCAATCCTGCACCTGTCCGAAACTCATATCCAATAGGTTTTCCCAAATTGTTTACCAAAATACTCATGTATTCTGATGGTAATATTTCTAAATTTTTCGGCAATTCCGTAACTTCATCCAATTCAATCTCTATATAGACATTTCCGAATATTTGTAAATTTTTGAAAATTAGTTGGATACCTTCGGCATAATTCAGAAACCCATTGTTAAAGTTTTGTAAAAGTTCTCTAATAGGATGATCATAAAGTCTTACAACATCGCTTGTATCATGGTTATAGTTTTTTATGGTATTTGGTATAAAGTTTTTGGCAACTATTTGTGAATCGTATGTATTTAATACACTCTTTGTCTTATCCTTCGGTGTTTTCGCCAGAATCTCAAAATCACAGCTTGCTAAAATACTGGTATTCTTATTTACACAAGTTGCAACAACATTTTTATACAACCTAATGAGGTCTAAAGGGTTATTAGATATAGGTCTAGGACTGTTTATTGTATTTCTTGAAGCGAATATCAAAGGAATACTTTTTTCGCTAATAGCACTGATTCCACTAACTTCACGAAAATTAGGGTTAGTATTTGGAGTGTTTTTTTGACGTTTAAATAGATTAGATATTTTTTGAAACATTTTTGTATCCTTTTTTACATGTTTAAGGTCTATATAGTTACTTGACAATTTTTTTATTATATACCAAGTTGTAAAGAGCCATGTTTAGAGCTATTTAGGAACCTTTGCGCTATTTGCGATGTTTTACTGTAATTTGATAGATTGTTATCTAAATTTACTATATGTTTCGGGTCTGTTAATTCCACGCTATCATATTGTAAAGTAGTAGGATTTCTATAGATTGTTGGATATAAATACTGTGCAGCATCTTTTGAAAGTGCGTTATAGATATATCGTAAACAGTCTATACAGTCATCCTTATTTTTATCAATAGTTTCATAATCTGATTTATAAGCATAGTTTTCCATTTCTGTAACGATTTCAGTACATGTAGGATGTATAAAAAGATTATTAAGTTCAATACCTGATCTAATACCAGCTATAGAAACTCTTACATCATTATTA